TCAGCGGCCACGTATGCGGTGCTCCTGCGGGAGCTGCACGCGACGCTGATAGATGAAGACCACCCACGCGAGGGTGACCAAGAGCGTGTACAGGCCGAACGCGACCCACTCGCGGCCGGGGAAGTCCCCCAGAAACCTGACAGCGGCGATGAACGCCACCACAAGAATCAGAGCCGCCTTCTGCGACACCAGAATCCGAGTGATCGGCTGCATCTCCCGCACACGCAACAACCGGCGACGCCACCGAGCAAACGGGACAGCAGTCGTCACCTGATAGAAGATGAACAACCCAAGCGGAACCACCCAGGAGAACAAGACGAACAAGATCACGTCATCGATCAGCATCACGCCCCCCTGATCCCCGCCAACACGCGCTCACCAATGTGATTCACATACCCGTGCTGCTGAATACGGCCCACCAACTGCGATACCTCCGCCGCACGCGCCTGCGCATCCGCCAGCGACTTATCCGCCGCCGCATTCGCCTGATCCGCCTCAGCCTTGACGCCGCCGCCGACGAGTTTCCGTAGTTTCTTCCACATCATCCGGCTCACCCCCTGCCGTAGGTAGAGAGTCCAGAACCCGTGCAGTAACCCGCCCCGTAGACACAAGCTCACTGACCTGCTGACGCATCACGTCACCCGCAGAACGTTCCTTGAGATACGCGTCACGCCACGAATCCACTGCACTCTTAGGAACGAGCCGGCCGGTGAGAATCATCAGCACAGTCACGGCAAGAAGTCCCGTCGAGCCGAGATCCATAACGCTCAGGCTGGATACAAATGAAGACCAAGGGTCCATGTCGCCCCCTCGCCTTGCCCGCCGCGCGTCATCCCTTCGCGGTGCCGCGTGATCCCCGCAGCTCATCAGCAACGGTGGGTGCGGTCTTCGTGGAACCACCGATCCGGTCCTTGATCCACTGGACGACCCGCGCCACCCCGCTCAGGCTGCTCGAGATCGTCGGCTCACCATCCTTGCCACCAACACGCGTCTTCAACCACGCAACATCCCGCTCGAGCTGCTGTGCGCGTGCACGGTCCTCATCTGTGAACATGTCGTCCTCCACACTGTTCCCGCCCGAAGCGGTCTTGCCGTAGTTCTGATCCCTGTCACGCAGGTACTCGAAGTGGTGCCGCTCGTTAGGCACGTACAGCCGGTTACGGATAAACCCGTTCTCGGCGAGAATCGCAACGATCCGCGCGTTCACCCAGTCGTCCGAGTCGAGGGCAGTCCCCTTCGTGTGGAACGCGAGCGGGTCATCCGGGTGCAACGCCTTCGAGTGCCCCGGGTAGAACGCGGCCTTGAACCCCGACATCACGTACCGGTTCCACGCGTTGAACATCGACAACTGGACGTCCCAGTTCCGGTACGTCGAGTTCACGTCAATGTCGCGGCCGAACTCAGCACGCACCTGAGCTTCCGCGCGCCTGAACGCCGAAGCCGCCTCGGGAGTGAACTGCACCCCTGGCCGAACAGTCTCGATAGCAGCGCCGCCCATCAGCGGACGCTCCACGAGAACAACGTCTCCGAATGGAAACCGCCAGAGGGCTGCATGACCCCGTTGGTGAAGAGCCTCACGTACACGAACCCCGATGCCGTGTCGTTCGCGCGGACTCTAGACGTGCGTGTGGGTGCTGCCCACGCGGGGAGCGTCGTTGCTGTGGTGTTGGCCGGACCACCAAACAGACCGCCACGGAACCACGCAACACCACCCTGCAACGACACCTGCGGGGCACCGCCACCCGTGTTCGCAGTCCACCCGGTAGCTGCCGTCAAGTTCGTCCACGGGATGTCCCACGTCGTGTTCAACGGAACCCAACCAGACCCGTCATGGACGTACGAAACACCCGTGTCGAGAGCGAACCCCGCGAGCCCCTTCCGCTTGTAGGCGTACGAGTTCAACGCCGCCAGGTTCGCGCGAATGATCCGGTTCCCAACGTCAGCCGCGTAAAGCGCTGCCTGAGTCGGATCAACCTTGATGTCAGGGGCATCCGTATCAACAAAGATCGGCCTGCCCGTCGTCGGGTCGTTGCTGTTGACTGCCATGTGTCCCCCTTTAGAAACACGAAACGCCCACCCGAAGGTGAGCGTCGAAGATGTGAAAGGTCTGCTTTTCAGCGTGTGACGTTGAACCTCAAAGCACCGGACATGGGGTCGGTCGCAATGCCGTTCCAAATGGTTTGCCCACCCCCGGGGGCGAGAACACCGACACCGCGTTGACCGAGCGCGAGGAAAGCGCCCCAGTTCGGCATCCGCAACCATCCCGCGCGCGTGCCCAGGGGCAACGGCAAAGGGTCGATGATCGTGGGGAAGAACCCCGGGAGGGCTCCGTACTCATGGACCCCGATCGATGCGTTCCCCAACTCGGAAACCAGCGGGAGAAACACGTCAACAAAGTTGACAGACACCACACCAGCCAAGGCGTCCTTAATTCGATCACCATACGTCCACAGGCCACGCGTGGAGTTCGACGCCCACGGGTCGCTGTTACCCCAACGTCCGCCACTGTTGAAGCGTCCTGAATCCTCCGCACGCACCACAAACTCAAACGTCTCAGGAACGGCCACCGACTCCGGGGGCGCTTCCGTAGCCGTCACCCCCGTGATCTTCCCCTGGATGATGCCGGTGGCCCAGTTGATCTCAACGTCGTCATTCACGGCCGGCGTGTACCCGGAACGGTAAAACAAGCTGTAGGCGACACCATCAACTGTGACCGTCGCCCGCGGCGACCCGGTAGCCGTGATCTTCCCCACAGGACTCAACGGGCGCATCGGGCCAGTAAGCGACGGAACACCGTTCACCCAGTCCACCCGAACAGGCATCCCCGCCACAGGCGGGTAAAACCCCACGCACCGGACAGGGATCGTAGCCGCGCCAATGTTCACCACCGCCAGCGGCCCATCCATCTTCACAAACAAGGCCGTCTCAGACCGAGCCGACGTCACCCCCGCAAGTTGCCGCTGAATGACCTCAACATCGCTCACGACAACTCCCGATCCACCCGCAAGGTCACGTTCATGTACGGGCTATCCGACAAAGACACCCTCCGCACACGGCCCACCAACGGTCGACGCCACCCCACAAGCTGAGCCACATCACCGATCTCAACCACCGGATTCACATGACACTGCACCTCAACGTCATACTGCTGCGCACCAATCGACTGCGCCAACACCGACTGCACCGCGCGATCCGCCTGCGCCTGCGTTTTCACCAGCTCCGACGAGTAGTAGCGAGTGTTCGTGCCGTAGTTGCCCGACACCGCCAAGTCACCCGTCGTCACCCTTGCAGTCGCGTAGATCGGATTACCGTTGGCGTCCTCAAACGACCCAACGACCTCGTTGAACACCTGATCGGTATCAATCTCGTCCGCGACATCAAGAACCGTCCCCAGATCCCCCAACCGCAACGTCACAACAGGCGCCCCAACAGCATCCGGCACCACAGTCCACGCCCCACGACTGTTCACCACCGCCGACCCTGACAACACCCGACCCAATTCGTGCACAGCCTCCAACCGGCCACCCTGACGCGCCTCCCACACCTTCGTCGCAGGAAGTGCAACATCCGCAACCGACTGCTCCACAGGCATACCCGTCAACCGCCGAATCTCCCCGTACGCCGACACCCCAGCCCGCGACTGCTCCGGAGACACAAACCCACGCCGAGCAACGTCCTCATCCAACGACGAGAACTTCAACCCCACACTCGACGCAACCACAACCTCGCGGCCCTCAAACGTCGCCGTCCACTCCTGCGCAGACGGAACCGACGTCACCCGAAACATCCCCAAAGACACAGCCTCAGAGAAATCGCCAGCACGAACCGTCATCACCAACTCAACACGAGCCCGAAATGGCGACAACACACCCCTCGTACCCACCGGCACAAGAGAGTCCCCAGACACCGACTCCTGAACAACAGAACCGGAACCCGACGTGCATACCTTCGCCCCAAGATCAGACTCCAACTGCCAAGCCTCAAGCCGCAAACCAGTCCGAACCCGTTCGGACCCGTTGAACACATTCACGGTCAGGTCGCGCTCAAACGACCCAGACAACACATCATCCAACCCCGCCGAATGCTGCCTCACAGGAACCCCCTCACCCCGCCGCACCAGCCAAGTCATACCGCCGATTCACATCAGCGGCAGTCAAATGCGCCAAGTTCAACTCAGCCGCCGTCGCAAACGACACGTTGAGATCGATCGCCCGCAACGTCGGAACAAACAAACCCGGAACAGGCGGAGCGACCTCATCACCCTCAACAGGATGCGAAATCTCTCCCGAGCCCCACCTGTACCCGACGTCCACCTCAGACACGGACAACGCAGAAAGAAACAACGGTTGAGGAACCCGCATCACCCGGTCCAGCTCCCCCAACCGAACACACACAATGGGAGGCCGGCCATCATCGCCAAACATGGCCTGAACCGCATCCGCGTCCGCGGTCGTCGAAGTCCGAACGTCAAGCGTCAGACCCGAAACGCCCTGCCGGGGCTCTGACAAGACCACCCCCACGCGACGGCCCCGCGGACGCGAAACCACACCAGGGACGGGACGCGAGAACGAAACTGCCGAATCCGTGCCCAACGACACCCGTACGGCGCCCTGAGGGTCCAACGGGTTGTGCATCCACGAATCAGCCGACGCCACCGTCACCTCAGTCGAAGCAGTGAACCCGAGAGACTGACCAGTCGCGTTGAACTGCTCAGCCCGATACGTCACCGGAACATTGAACGGGATCTCATGATCGATCCGCGTCAACGTGCCGCCCGTAACCGCACGCACACCACCACGCATCTGAAACTCGCGACCACCCGCAAGCCGATACACCGTCACCGTCGCCGTGCCCGCCACAAACGAAGGAAAGAACACCTCCACACGCGGACACGGCGACGCATCCACAAACGGAGTCACCACAGGAGCAGCCATCAAGCACGCACCCCCCTACTCGACACACGCTCACGCGCACCGTCATAAGCGACAATCTGCTCCTGAACGACAGCACGAACAGGGTTCCCATCCACCATCAGCGTCATCACCGCACCCGCAAGAGACACCTGTACCGGGGCCTGCTGCTGAGGTTGCTGGAAACCGAACCGCTCCCCCGCCTCAACCCACACCCCATACGAACGCGTACGACGCTTCGGGTCCATCGAGATGTACGCCTCGTCGTACTCCTCAGCGAACTTGTGCAGGCCGCCAGAGGTGTACGGGTAGATCCCCGGCTCAACCCCACCACCAGCAAACGCCTTCACGCCGCCCGAGTAGACACCGCCCTCAGCGTTCCCCGCCGGCTTCAACACCGTGCCCACACCAACCGTCGACACAGGAATGTTGAAGTGCGTACGAACCGCCTCATTCAACCGGCCCAGAATCCCGTCCAAGCCCGCATGAGCCTGAGACGTATCCGCCAGAACCTTGATCTGCCGCTCAGTCGGAATCGCATACACCTTGTCAGCGAGAGCAACCGCCTGGTCGCGAGTGGCACCCATCTGCATCGCAGAGTTGATAAGAGCCTCACGGCCCTCACGCATCCTGGCCGTGTACGCCTCCGTCGAACCGTCAAGCTCGAACTGAGCAGCAGCCGCAGCCTGCGAATCGGACGCAAGCCCAACAAGCATCTCCATGTTCGCCCGGCCCGCCGCAGTCGAAACATCCAAACCAATCGCACCGTTCGCGATGGCCTCATTAACCGCGGCCAACGTCTCCTGGTAACGGATGTTCGACGACACCGCATCCTGACCGACACCGTTCGCCTCGTTCATCGAATCGATCAGCTGCATCAGCTGCGAGTTCAGATCCTCAACCTGACTTGCCTGCTCCATGTACGCATCCGCCGCAGTCTGCGTAACCTGCTCCGACTCGCCCATAGCCAGGTTCAAGAACTCGGATGAGTCCTCCGCGATGTTCGCCGCGGTCGCCTGATCCAGAAGCGCAGACTTCAACGCCGGCATCTCGTCGAGCAGCTTCCGAGTCGACTCAGGCGTGAGGTCGAAAGACTCCGCCAATGCCTTGAACTCGGCCTGAGCAGCCGGGAGATCCGTCTGCGAGAGCTCGGCCAGCGCGTCACCATACCGCTTGATCGAATCAAGCGCGCCCTGCTCCGAGAACGACAGATCAGCCCACCGCCACTGTGCATCAGCAGCTCGGTCGAGAAGACCCGGAAGATCCTTCAACTCCTCGGCGTAGTCACCGAACAGGTTGCTCTCCAAGCCGCCCCGGCTGAACGCCGTCTTGAAAGACTCCATCGAATCAGTCGACGTCGCAATGCTATTCAGCAACTCCTCCTGCTTCGGCTGCCCCTCCGCAACCGCCGCGTTGAAGGAGACGACGGCTGCCGTGGCAACCGCCATAGCGATCCCCCAAGGCCCACCAAGGAACGACGCGAAACGGGACAGCCCCGCGCGTGCGGTCGTCCCGTTGAGGTTGAGATCGATCATCGCAACCTTGAGTGCCGCAATTTTGGGGATCGCGATGAGCGCGCCACCGCCCAACAGCCCAACACCTGCCGTAAGGATGCCGACACCCAACGCGGCCTGCTTCGCCCAGTCCGGCAACGCGTTGAATCCATCAACCATGTTCGTCAACGCCTGCACCAGGAACCGGAGCGGCCCGTTCGCGCCCTCTCCCATCGAGATGAACGCGGTGTCCAGGGCGCCCGTGAACGCTTCCCAGTCGCCCATGAGGTTGTCGAGCCGAGTGGCCGCGGTCTCAGCCGCATACCCCTGGTCGTCCACGGCAGTGATCCAGTTACGGATACCCTCTTCGCCCTCGCCGAGCACGACAGCCGCAGCACGATACGCGTCCGTACCGAAGATCGTCTTCAACGTTGACGACTGCTGCTCAGCAGACATGTCCCCAAGTGCAGCTTGCAGCTTGCCCGCGTACGCCGCCAGGCCAATGAAGTTGCCCTGCTGGTCAAAGGCCTGCAAGTTGTACTGCTCAACCAGGTCCGCGGCCTTCTTAGTCGTCGGGTTCAGGTTCAACAGCATCGTCTTCAACGACGTACCAGCATCCGAACCGAGAAGACCCTGCGACGCGAAAGCCGCAAGCGCTGCCGTCGTCTCCTCAATCGACAGACCGGTCAGCGCCGCAGCCTGCCCACCCTGCGAAAGCGCCTGAGACAGATCAGAGACGTCGCCCATCGCTTTGCCGGCACCAGCAGCCAACAAGTCCGCCACATGCGACATGTCCGAACCCTCAAGCTTGAACGTCTTGAGCGCCGTCGCCGCGATACCAGCAGCATCAGCAACACCAAGACCGCCAGCCGCCGCGAGGTCAAGCGCACCCTTGAGCCCGCCGCCGAGGATGTCCTTCGCATCAACACCGGCCTTAGCCATCTCCTCGATAGCGTTCGCAGACTCCGTAGCAGAGAAGACCGTAGCCGCACCCGCATCAAGAGCCGCCTGGCGCAGAGCATCCATGTTCTCGCGAGCGTCATCACCAGTCGCGGCAACGAACGACATGGCCTGATCGAACTCCGCGAACTTAGACACGGCGACGCCGATGCCAGCCGCAAGAGCTGCTCCCATCGCAACGCCAGCAGCGCCAACCGTGTTCATCGACTCGCGCGTCTGGGCCAGCTTCTCCGCCTGCGTCCCGACCGTGCGCGTGGCCTGAGCCGCCTCCAACATGCCGCGCTTGTAGTCATCGACTGTCGCAGACAAGCGAACCCGCACAACCCGTTCAGCCAAAATGCACCCCCAGAAATGCGAAAAGCCCCCTAAACTGGGGGCATGAAGTGGTTCATGTTTGGCGTGACGGTCCTCTTTGGCGTACTCGCCATCGGGGCCGTTATCTACGGAATCGCCATGCTTGCCACGGGGGCAGTGATCGCAGGGCTTATCGGAATTGTCGTTGCTGGGGCACTCACGGTTATGGCCGCATCGGTCGGCAAATCCCTGCGCGAGACCTCAAGCTAGGCTTTACGCTCAACCCGCCACAGCAGCGAGCCCATATCCGCATCCGGGTACTGTTTCCGGTAGCGTTCTTGCGCTTCGTGCAAAGCACGTGCCGCGAAATCGGTAGTTGGCAGTTCGACGCTGAACTTGTACTGGTTCGCAGGATCAGTGGCGTCCGCGATGGGAATTCCGTGGGGACCGCGAGGGACCGCAGCCTCAGCCCGATCCGCGAGAAGCGCCGCCACGTCCCAGTCAGAGAACTCCGACTCCTGCACAGTCACCGCCCGAACTACGCGCCCCGAGCCGTCGTACTCGTACGTCGTTACCGTGCTCGGCTCCCAACCGAACAACCTGCGAGGCGACACCCGCATCTCGCGGGCCAGGCTTACGACTGGCCCGCCTGTGCTTTTCCCAAGTCGCGGAGCGCCTGCAACGACGAGTTCACGTTCATGCCCCAGATCGAAACCTCGATAGTGTTCCGCCACACAGAATCCAGCACCGAATACAACTCGGCCCACGACTCCGCGTCCGCGTCCTCCCCAGATACGCGAACGCGGGGATAGGCGGACGCAAGCCCCTTCGGGTTGTAGCCGACCATCGCGTCACCCTCGACGCCCCGGCGAGGCGGGTTAGACGCAACCAGCGCATCCCACTCATCAGGAAGAAGCTTCTCGAACTCGAGCTCCACCCGCTCACCACCTGCAACAACCTCCACCGCCTGCGTCTTCACAACCGCAAGCTCGGCGCGCTGCTTCGCAATCAAATCCTTGATACTCAAGTCTCACCTCTCACCAAACCTCACCAGAAAGAAGGAACCGTGGGCGGGGCGGTGAGAAACCCCACCCACGGTCGTCAATCACGCAACGATGGCAACATCCCGGTGGACCGCTCCGGAAACGAATAGCTTCTGAACTTTCTGAAGCTCAGTGTTCGCAGTCGGTGCAACCTTCCGCTGCACACCCGCACGGATCGGGATCACGTCGACCTTCTGCGACGCGGCCGGCTCCGTCTCATTCGGGATACCCAGACGGTGCACGATGAACCCAGTCGCGCCCTCAGTCAGCGACGTCTCGGCCGGCGTCGGCGTCGTCGAGTTCGACACGTACTGCACCTCAAGGGTGTCCGTCACCGTACCCGCAAGCTCAAGCACCTGCTTGAGCGTGTACCGACCAGTCGTGATCGTGTTCTCCGTCGTCTCATGACGGAAACCATCCGGCACCAACGAATACGTCAGCGCCTTCACCGTGCCAGCCGTCAACTCAGCCGCAGTCGGCGCAGACGGGTCAGCAATCGTAGGGACAAACAGGACAAGGCCGCGACCATCCGCCGCCTGCCCAACAGGAACCTCTTCAAGAGCCATATTCTCTCCTTGGGACACGCCCCACGGAGGGGGCTACAACCCGCCACAGGACCGCGGCGGGTACGAAAAAGCCCCCAACGTTGTGGGGGCTGCAAGTCACTTCCGTTCAGGTTTCGGAGGCTCCGGTTTCGGCTTCCGCTTCACATACCTCGGCGGGCGACTATCATCCACCGGCACCGCATCCACCACGGCATACAGCGACGGATGCGCCTCAAACTCAGCAACAGACACATCAAACTCATGCTGCGGGTCAGACCACACCGCAGACTTCACACGCAGAAACGGCATCAAGCCCTCCTCGACCAGAACCGGAAACTGAAATCACGGAAGAACAAGTCAGCAGTCCGGTCATACCCGTCACCCTCCTCCACATCAGGCACAAGCCCAATCGGAGAACAACGACGCCCCGGAACCACCAACGCGTGCCCGACAAGCTGCCGCAACACCGGCTCCCCCAACGTGTCCAACGCCACATCCGACGTCGTAACCACCCGCACGTCATACGTGAACCGACGATCCGACTCGAACACGCTCACCGCGGTGAACCGAGCATCATCCAACCGGTCAGGCTTCGACGACTTCGCCACCACATAGTTCGCGCGAACAGCCTCATCACCGTTCTTCCGCACAATCGGGAACACCTTGCCCGCCAGAATCGGATGCTCCTCAAGCCGAGCCCGAAACGCCGCAAACTCAGCCTTCATCGCTCCACCTTGTCAATCACAGCCGCCGTGATCGCGATCTCAAGACCACGCACAAAGTCACCCTCATTCGCCTCAAGAGAATCACGCCCCGCATGCTGAGGAGCAGCCGCCACACCACCAGGAGCATCCTCAAGGAAACCCGCCGAAGCACCCGCCGTCTTCCCCAACGACGGACCAACCTCAGCATCAATCGACCCACCCGGGAACTTCAACGTGTAATCAACCGCAGCCGCATACGACGCCGCATACCCACGCGAAACCGTCGCACCCTGCCGCCAATCATCCTTCACATTCCGGGCCGTAACCTCGATCGCCTTCCGAACGTTCCGATTCGCCGCGGCCGGCACCCCACTCAAGTCAGCCGCCAACTCCAACAGCTCCGAGAAGTCATCAGCCATCAGCCAGCCCCCGCTCCATGATTCTCTCGTACTGGCGGTCGGCCACCGACTCGCTCAACGGGAGCCCGCGCTTCTGGGCATAGGCCCGGGCGCGATTGCACGCCATGCACTTTCTGTGCCCCCGCCGGAGTTCAGAAAGCACCAGGTTCGGCTCTACCAGGCCATGCCCCCGAGGGCACAACCTCTTCACCGAGTTGGTGTGAGTTCCGTGACTCCGCTTGTCGGCCTCGTTGGAGACATGTGTGTCCCAACGAAGGTTGGTAAGCCTGTTGTTGGATGCGTCACCATCCCCGTGGCATGCCTCCATCCCGTCTGGTTTTGGGCCGACGAAGGCTTCAAGAACCAGGTGATGCACGAGGCGCGTCTTTTGGCGGCCAGCCCCATCGTGGAGACTCACCTGGAGACGACCGAGTTCGCCTGGAACAGCACGAAGCTGCCGCCCGCGATAGAGGCGAGACTCGTGCGCACCGGCTCGAGAGTAATGGTCTAGCGAACGAACGAGACCGAGATCGCTGACCTCGTAAAGACCTTCGTAGCCAACGACGGGTAGCCAACTATCGGTAGACTGGTTCACAGCCGATCTCCTTCTGACCAAGGCGTTTCGGTTAGGCCCCGAGTTGAGTGTTGACGCACTCCTCGGGGCTGCTCCTATTCTACCGCGCTGCGGGGATCATCCGAGCTCTTCCAGTGGGTATCTGTGGGCGGTAACAGCCCCCGCCACCGGAAACCCCTGCACACGAAACCGACGACCCACCAGCACCGGATCATCCGACCCAACCACCAGCACCTCATCGTTATCCCGCAACAACACAGTCCCAAACGGCACCGACAAATACGGTTCCTGAACCGTCACCGGAGTCGATGGCGCATCCGCATTCGTCACCTCACGCGAACCCCACCGGACACGAGCCTTACCCGCATACCGCTCCAACACGAGATCCCACGTCGGATCACCCGTCACCTCGTCAACACCATCCGCAAACCGGCCAACCTGCACCAGCTCACCCATCCGCGACTCAGCCTCAGCACGCAACCCCGGAAGAGCCGCCGCAATATCCGAACCGAGAGACATCACTCCCCCAGTTCAAAGATCGGCTTACCGGCGATGTCGACCCCGCAAGAGCAGTAACTGGCGCCGAAGGCGAGCGAACACCATGGCAGGTGCGCGGAACCCAACGACGGAACCATATCGATCGAGAAGGCGCCGCTCTCCGTCTCGACCAGGCCAAGCATCCGCCACCACTCATCAAGAATGGTGATCCGCCCCTTGCCCGACTGGTACGAACGCGACGTTGTGCCATCATCAACCGTGATCGACACCTGCGTGGCATCATCCGGGCGCTTGATGTACGCGGCTACGGCCTCACGGACCACATAGTCGAGCTTCATCTCACTGATCGTCGCCATGTCGACGCCCAGTTCCTCAGCACGGTTCTCGATGAGCATGTATGCGTCATCGATATCCATCTGCCACTGCTGCTCCTGGATGGAACCAGGTTCGGGGGCGGCCCTACCCAACTTGACCGCGATCATTGCGGGAGTCACAGTCATGACCGCCCCCTTCCCGTAGTTACTTCTCGCTCTGCGTCTTCGAAGTGCGCTTCGGCTTGTCGCCCTCGCGCTCCCAGTCAGACCCGAGTTCCTTCTCGTCGGGGACGCTCACGATCACGCCGCTCACGACGTTCCGATAGCGCGCCACGATCAGGCCACCTTGTCGACGATCAGCGCGAACGCGTCAAGGTCGGAGATGCCCCAGCCGTACACAACCTCCGCACGGAACGCGACCTGGTTGTTGCGCTTCAGGTCACCCTGCCCGTCCGGGTCGCCGTAACGGATCAGCTCAAGGCCGATCTGCTTCTGGATGCCCCAACGGAAGCCACCGAAGTCACCCACGATGCCGAGGATGCCCGAGGGAGACGCGACGACACCCGCACCGCCGACCGTCCGGGAAACCGACGAACGGTGCCCGTCAAGCTCCGAAACCTCAGTGCTGAGACGGAAGTTCGGGTACAGCTTCTGCTCCGTCTGACCGGCACGCAGCGACGAGAACGCCGCCGCAAACGTCGGGTCCAGGGCGATGTCCGAGGGGACGTACCCCTCAGCGAGAACCAGCAGGTCCGCGGCGTCGAGGTTCGCATACGGCTTGTCCGCCGCAGCACGCTCAACCTGGTTCGTGACCGAAGCGAACTTCTGCGTGATGGTCCCCGAAACCGCACCCGTCTTCGGGTTGATGCCGTGGATCGCACCAAAGTCGAGGGCACGCGACAGGGCCGGCTGGATCTGTGCGAGGATCTGCTTCACCGCGTCAGTCTGGCCATCCTCGTCCGCCCAGAGGACTTCCTCGTTCATGCGAACGGTCTTCTGGAACTTGTGCGGCTCAACGGACTGGACCGTCTTAGTGATGTCGTTGGAGGACTTCTGCCCGCCCTCAGACACGAGCTCAGCCTCACCAGAATCGAACACCATGGCGGTGCCCTTTCCGAAGCGCTGGGCCTCAGCCGGCGAAAGAGTCGCGAGGACAGAACCGCCACGAACCTTCCCCAGCCAGGGAGTCATGATGTTGTCGGGAAGGTCGAGATCCCCAGTTGCAAGTGCAGCCATGGCTGCCTCCTATTCAGTCTGCGCCGAGGCAAACAGGTTCTTCGCGAATGCGCGGAGATCCTTCTCGCCATCGTCGGTAGTGGTCGTGCCGCCCTCCTTGGGGGCACGATTGCCGTTCTTCTTCTGATCCGCGGCGCGCTCCGCCAGACGCTTGGCCTGGGCTTCGAGCGCATCCGCATCGGAACCGGTTAGGAACAGATCACGGTCCTCCGCAGAGATGCCGTGCCGCGTGGCGATCTCGGAACGCAGCACGCGGGCTTCCGCCTCCGCATGCTTGGCCTCGAGTTCGGCGAGCTTCTGCTCTACCGACTTCGCGCCCTCCGCCTTCGCCTTCAGGTCGTTGTAGTCCGCGTACTTCGCCTCGACCCGCGCAATGCGGTCCTTGACGATACGATCCACGTCCGCCTGAGTCAGAACTGTTTCCTGCTTGCCATCGCCACCATCGGTCGCCGTCGAGTCGTCCGTAGTGCTGGTGGTATCACTCATTGGTTCCATCCGTTTCTGTGCCGTCGCACGTCAGAACCCCGAAACTGTCGGGTACAGCCCGCCACAAGACGAGAAATCAATCCGGGTAGTTGCCCTCGAGGTAGTCGCGCAGGAACGCGCGCTCGCGAGGGGACCGACGCCGTTTCGACGCCATGTACTGCACCGTGGAAGCCTCAGGACCAAGCTCGCCGCCCTTGAACACCGGAGCGGCGGTACACATGCAGTCGTCATGCGCCGCGAAACGCACCGTCGCCTCCCGATACACGGCCCCCGCAAGCATCCGACAGAACTTGCACGACGCCGACCCTCGAGTGATACGCGTCCAACCAACCGCCTGAGGATCGCGCTGCCGATTCGACAACACCGTGTCCCGGTACGGACGCGCCATCTCAGACCGCATCAACTGCGCGAACCTGGCGGCTGCGAGCTCATCATCATCAACCGACAACGGTTCAGACGCCCACACAACTCCGCGGCGAATCTTCACCGTCCGATCAAGAACCACCGGAGCCGCCGAGAACCGGCCCGCCACCCCAGCGCGCGCGTCATCGTAGAAGTCCACAGCCAACGCCGCAGAACCCTCCGAATAGAACCCGAGCACATCAGGCACCGTGTCCAACAACTGCACACGACGCGACTCCCACCGACCAGAAGAACGGCGCAGCATCCACCGCACCGTATCCTCCGCATCATCACCCAGCAGCGTCAGTTGCGCCTTCGACTCCAAAGCGGTCACCATTCGCAACCTCCGCCTGACGAGCCTCAATGATCGACAACGCCGACTGCCTGCCAACCGCCCGACGCCGCTCCTGCAACGCCAAATCGATCTCCTGCTGAGACCAACCCAGCCGCCGCATCGCCACCGTCGTCTCCCTCACCCAATCGGGCAGAGAAGCAATCTCCTTAGCACCCGCATCAGCCTGAGCCGCACGAGACAGATACATCGGGCTACGCCACTTCGCATCAATCGACGCCCACGCGTCCGGAACCTCATCCAGACCGTTCTGAATCGCCAAAGCACGAGCAACCGTCCGCCTAATCGGAACAGACCAGTCATCCGTCGCACCCTCAGCCTCGGCAATCAGATCCTCACGAGACGCGTTGTACGCATCCGCCGACGTCGGATTCGCCATATCCGTCAACGCGAAAGCCGAATCCGGAAGGTCATACTCACGCGCCTCAAGCTTCGCCAACGCGTTCAGATCAGCGAGGTGAGGGGCCGGCGACTGAGCAGCAATGTGCTTCACATCGGCGCGACCGCCCTCGATCACGTCACCGCGATCATCGACCGCATCCGGCAACGCCAACGCCCGCCCAAGAGCGATCTGCCACGACGCCTTGTACGACCCGTCCTCGTTCTTGAACATGCCCTCACTGGCGCCCAGAAGGATCAACTGAGGGATCGTGAACACGTCCATGTGGGCCTCAAGCCGCACAAGCTCTCGCAACGCCGCATACTGATGCGAAATCGCAGCCGGGGTGATCCGCGACCGCCCCATACGCTTCGACGTACGCGGCTTGTAAACCAGCGGATCAACCGGAACATGCCACGGATGCTCCGAACGATCAACAACCCAACGCCCATCCTCAAGATCAGCGTTGATCGTCTCCCCGTCCAGATACAGAACGAACCCCGTAATCCGATTCCGCTCCCGAGACGTCACCGACAACAAGTTGTCCAGGCGACGCTTACGCGCGTTCCACTCACCCGTCGCATTCAACGCATCCTTCGCGTGAATCAGCGCAGCCGGCTCATCCTCATCGCCCTTCGTGGTGATCAGATACGAGATGCCATGGATCAGCGAATCAGTACGCCCCTGAGACAACTCCGACAACAGGAAGTTCGAATCCTCAAGCTCCTGCATCCCCAACGCGTCAAGATCACCGTCAGCCCACACCATCTCATCGAGATTGCAACGCCGCGCAAGACCATCCACGCCCTTCGCAGTCCACCCCAGAGCAAGGCCCAACCGGTGATACTGCGGAGGGATGATCGACCCCACCTGCCGAAGCGCCGACTTCCCGTCATACAGGTCAGAACGCTTCCGGTTGTGATGCGTCTTGTCCTTCAACTGCTTCGCCAAGAAATTGACCGTTACAAGCTCGTCATCAGTCAAACCCGGAACACGGATCGCCTCATCAGTCACAGGATCACCGCCGTCCGTTCAATAGCCCTACGCCGCATCGGACGCTCCACGTCATCCTTACGAGCACCCCACAAAGCCAACGTCGCCGACACCACAGGAGTGATATCCGACACCTCGTCCTTGCGATTCCATGCCCAAGCACCCGCCAACGGCCGCTTCCGCGCAACCGACAACGCCACATTCAACTGCGGCTGATCCGTATGCCGAACCAACGGCTCCGCCACCATCACCGCATCAAACAACTGCCCAGAAGCGATCGCCATGTCACGCCCCTCCGCCGCAGCCAACGTCACAACCACATCCGTGCCACGCAGATAGTTCCGCCCACGCCGCTCCTCAACCAGACCGGTCATCTCATCCACAACAACCGCATGCAACTGGTTGCGAGCAGCACGATCAGCAACCCAAGAAGCCACCCAATCAGTGCCCTTCTTCTGATCGTCAAGCTCCACATGCCACAACCCATCGGCACGCCGACCAGCAAGAGCAACAGAAGCCACACGGCGATCAGGCGCCACATCAATCGCCAACGTCAACCGCTCAACCGGCATCGACGCCGGATCAGCAGCCCGAGCCCACGACGCCGCATCAATGACCTCAGGAGTACCCGCAGCATCCCAAATCCCCATCGCCTCACGACGAAACGAATCATCATCCGTCAACTGCTCCCGCATCCGCTGCATCGACTCCAACGGAGTACGAGACGGATACGACGGGTTTGCCTTCTCCCACTGCGAATGGTCATCAGGGTCAGCATCATCGTCCGCCGAGAACTCGACGTAGACCATGTTCTTAGCCTTGCCACCAATCGCCTTCAACCGACGATTCGTGAACTCCTCGCCCGGGTCGGTGGGACGTGGCGGCGTGCCCATGAAGAACAGCAAGGCCCCCGAAGGCTGCTTCGACGCGTTCGTCGCCGGAACCATGTCCTCGAGCGCCTTCTCCGTCAGGATCTGCGCCTCGTCGAACACCTCGATGTCAACCGCGTCGAACCCGCGCCCAAAGCCCGCCTCACGAGCACCGAACATGATCCGAGAACCGTTCTTGAAACGGATCTCCTGCTCACCATTCGTCGCCCGAATACCGTCCGAACGATCCACCGCAAGATGAGGACGGATCTTCTTCTTCCGAACCATGCCCTGCATCGTCGTGAACGTCATCGTCGACGTCCGAGTCCGATGCGCGGTCCACAACACCGTCAAATTAGGGAACAACACACACAGGGCAATGATGATCATGCCCACAAGGAACGTCTTACCCACCTGACGCGGGATCGACAACACGACCCCACCAACAGTGGCCGCATACTTCCCGTCCCTGCGCTTCCCCAACGCCACAGAACCAATACCGTGCTGCCACGAATCGAACGTGACGCCCATCGCAGCGCACTGAGCAACCACGCGAGGCCAAGCCGTCGTCACAATCCCAGACGGAATCACCACATGACGCGCAACCTCAGACAACTTCCGATCAGATGGCTGCGGCGTCGAACTCCCCGTCCTCGACATTCGCGCCGCCCTCCGCGTCCTCAGCACCACCACGCTGCAACGCCTCAATCTCCTTCGACAGAAGCGACAACTGACGATGCAAAGCAGCCTTCGCCGGCCCCTTCTCATCAGGAAGATCCGCCGCAATCTCACGCCGCTGCGCCAACAGAATCTGCAAGTAGTCACCCGACTCAATCGCCTCAGCAAGAGTCATGATCTTCGGGGGCTCAGGAACCTCATCCGGGAGCAACGCGCGCACAGGAGCCTTTCGAACAACCATTCGAAACCACCTCGCAGAACGAAGAAAAAATGTCGGGGAGGGAAGACGGCAAGCCCCGGAGACCCGCCAGGGGTGGGTTGGTGGGGGCACTCCCCCTGGGTTCGAAGCGGTGTTCGATTGGTCAGTTGAGTGCGCCTGATCGTTTGATGATTGGTGCGTCGACTCGGGCGCGTTTCTTGCTGTTGCATCGCCAGTGCGCGGGTTGTGCGTTGCTGGTGTCGTGCCGTCCGCCTTTGTTGATGGGGATGATGTGGTCGGCGACGTATGCTTCGGGGTTTGGTTTGCGTGTTCCGGGGATGAAGTATGGGATGTCGTAGTCCAAAGGTTCTCCGCAGAGTCGGCAGTTACCCCCGATGCGGCGGACGTGTTGGCGCATGCGGTCTTGCATTGCGGTGTTGCGCCTGACCATGGTTGCCTCGCTATGTTGTGACCATGCGCCTGTTCAAGCGTGCCGCTGCCTCTGAACCTGTTGGGTTCGATCTGAGGGGGCTGGATAGTACCCGGGTGCGGGTGAAGGGCACGGTGATCTATGTGCCGGATGCACTGCGGGAGGATGTTGGCGGGACCGTGTACACGCTGAGGCGGGAGCCTTCGAACAAGCATGACCGGAATGCGATCGTCGTCATCTGGGAGGGACGGAAGATCGGGTACGTCTCGGCGACTAAGGCCGCATTGTTGGCCCCGCTGCTTGATGAGATCGGTGCTGGCGACTTCATCGTGAATGGCATGGGCGCGTACACGAACAGCACTCGGTTGTGGGTTGACCTTCCGAAGGTGCCGGCGTTGAGAGGGCTCGTGCGCTCTCTCTAGTCGGTGTCCCCTGGTGCTGCTGGGTCGCAGCACATGAGCATGGCGAGGATGCTGACGTGTTGTTCGTTGCAGGTGTCGCAGGTGTGGAGTGTGCGGGTCATCGTTGACCTGTCCTTAACGGGGTGAAGCCCTGGCGGTGTGTGGTCAGGGCTTCGTGTGGGTGTGGAGTTTCAGTCGTAGGAGAGTCGATAACTGAGCCGGCGCCTACTCGGGTCGTAGCCGGTTAGATCGTCGTTGACACAGCATGCGTCGGCGCTCGCTTCGGAGTTCCAGCCTGTGCCGCAGTCTTCGCAGACGTAGGTGTCGGTCATGCGTGTGCTCCGGTGGTTGTGCCGTGGATTCGGTTGCCGCAGACGCATGTGATGGTCCCGCTGGCCGGGTAGGTTGCGGGTCGTCCGCATCGGGCGCACGTCGTGGTCACTGTTCGATCCCGTTGATCCAGGTGCGCATCTTCGGTGTCCATCCGTCAGGCGTTTGGGGCTGGTCCGTCTTGTGGTTGAAGGCCCAGTTGAGTGCGGGTCGGCGGAGGATGTAGGCGAGGATGATCCCGGTGAGGGTGGTGGCGGTCCATGTGAGGGTGCGCATCAGTCGTCCTTGTTGGCGTATGCGAGTGTGCGGTTGAGTTCGCGTGCTTCTTTGCGTCGGTGCCATGCGATGTGGCCGGCGAGTACGCGGTATTCCTCGGCTTGGTCGGTGTCGTTGCGGTCGATGGCGTCTTCGGCTTTCTGCCAGAGCCGTTCGACACGCTCATCCATCAGCGCCATCCCATACAACGCGGTACTTTCCGGCTGTGCAGGCCAAGTCCCAAGTGGACACTTCCGACGCATCCACGCCGTCGTATGCCCTGTACCAGTATCCAGAAGCATATGCGGACCCTAGAGTGCCATATCTCCTGGCTGATTGCCACGCGTGTCCGTACTGATCAATGATGACCGCGCCGGGGGGAAGATCGCTAAGATCAATCGCCGCCTTGCGCACGCCATTGGATAAAACTCTAGGCATCGTCGTCTTCCACTTCGACCGTGTTGCAGTTGGCTTCTACTTCGATGATGAGGAGATCGGGGTTTTCGTCGGCTTGTGCCCTGTAGAGGAGCCCGAGGATGAAGTCGTGTTCGAGGATGTACCAGGACTCACTCATGACGTGTCCTTGTGGGTTCTTTCTGCCACCAGTAGTCGCCGTCTACCGCGTGGCCTTTGTGTGGGCCGGCGTGACCGTTGGTGAGGTGGCAGTCGAGGGAGTCGTTGTTGAGGAGGTGTGCGGCCGTGCAATCAGAGGAAGTTGTCGACATCTTCGCCCCGCATTCGCAGCATCGCCTTGTACTCGGGGTTGTCGCGGTTGAGCCATCGTTCTTTGAGTCCGAGGCTTCCGGCCCAGGTGACCGCGGGTGACTGATCCGCCCAGGCGATGAAGTCCTGTACCTCGTTTCGCATCAAAACGCCGCCTCGGTTCTCGAAGCCAGCGTGGCAGTGAGGACTGCGACGTGTCGTACCCACTCGTGCGCATCGCACTCGTAGCCGCACTCGCAGAAGCCGTAGCGGACAACCCACTTGTGGCTAGCGAGGAGGTGCGTGGCCGTGCAATCAGGCGTCATCGTCGTCTCCTGCTGGGGCGCACACACACTGCCAGCATCCTTCGCCCTCCATGTGGATGATGGCGAGGTCACGGATGAGGTTTCTTGTGCTCTCCATTGAGCGTGCCTTTCTAGGCGGGCGTGAGTTCTAGGGTGTGTGTTTCACGACACAGCAACGTTTTGTGTCGTGAAACACACACATGGTTCTGCCCACCGTTCCTCGACGCCGGTTGTCTCTGAATGAGTCGAACTCGCGTAGACGAAATGCGCGGGAGGTGGGAGGTATGGGTTAAAGCACCGTGAGGGACTGCAAGTCGAATCCGTCTTCGGTGATGTCGAAGACAAGGAGGCCGGCATCGGAGTCGCCACCGCCGACGTTGCGGAACCATGACGAACCGTTGTCGGTCGTGCAGGCTTGCAACCACCACTTCTGCCGCCCCGTGTTCGGGTTGCGACCGGAAGGGATGACAGTCAAATGGTGGTAGTGGCCGCTCAGCATGATGTCGGCTCGCGCCATGGGCATGCCACCGTGCTGCTGCTTCTGCCACCACCCGATCGCTTGACCGGGTGAGAACTGGTTACCGTGAACCATGCCGAGGACAGTTCCGAGGACGTCGAGGGTGACCGATTCGTCGTACACGTCACTGAACGTCCAGGACGCGTCGATCCCGGCCGCGTGTGCGACCTTCGCGACCTGCCGGTGAACGAACATGCCAAGGTCATCACCGGGACGTCCAAGGTTCTGTTTCCCGTTCCGCCAAGCCGTGTGATTCGACGGCGCCGACATGACGTCGACGTGCCCGTGGCGGTGCATGACCTCGATGAACTTGTACAGTTCGGTGCCAGCGAGGTCCATCTGTTGCGCCAACGACAGGTCGTTGGTGAACATGGGGTTGCCGCCGGACTCGAAACCTTCGAACAGGTCCCCCACCTCGGCGAGGACCGTCGACTGGGGTTTCCGCTGCTTGAGGTGTGCGGCGAGCCTGTCCCTCATCCCGGCGAGACGGTCGATGAGCTCGGGCGTCCCACCACGGTGGTCAACTTTCCCGGCCTGCACGTCAGACAGGGCAACCACGGTGACCCGGTTCGCGGGCGCCGTCTTGACCTGTGCACGCGGCTTCCGGCGCCCCTCCGCATAAAGTGCGGGAAGGTCAACCTCAGCACCCGTGAGGCGTTTGAACTGTGCCCGGTACGAGTACAGGTTCACGACGTCACGTTCGCCGCCCTCGAGGCGTTTCGACTGCTGCCAGGTCGACATGCGCACCGTGTCGTCAACGATGGCGAACGATGCGGGGTCAAGGCCGAACCGGTGGAAGATGTCGGTCCAGTCGGTGATCGGGGTTTCGGACTTGATGTCCCGGAACTCTCCCCCGTCCGGGCCGACGTCAACGCTGCCAGTGTTGGTGGTGGGTTCGGTGGCGTGTGCTCTAGCCGCGATCGACATTGTGTGCCTTCCGCCAGACAGCGATGGTGTCCTTGTTTGCCCTGTACCCGGTGAAGTTGTCTGAGGGGTCGTCGTCGCGGATCATTTCGGAGATGCGCTGGTTGGAGTACCAGGGGTCTTCGAGCCAGCCGGTGACGATGGTGTGATGTTCGGGGTTGAGGGTGTCGAGCCAGGTTTCGAACTTGGTTCTGGGCGCTGCCTTCGCGCCGCGGTCTGCGAGGGACACGATGGTCGCCTTTCATAGCCGGTTTTGGCATAAGCCGTGAACATGCACTGTGAAGTTATGAAGGGTTTGATCTAAACGGGCTTTGGGTCGCCATCGTTTGATCTAGAGCTGTGTCGGGGATGAGGGGGTCGAACCCTCACGTCCTCACGGACACGCGATCTTGAATCGCGCGCGGCTCCCAGTTACGCCAATCCCCGGGGTGCTCGCCACGGCTTTACCCGGACACGAGCGTTTGACACGACGGGGTGCGCGCTTTGACCTGTAAGCGTGGGGCTATGGGTCGGTGGGGCTGTCGTGTGTTTGTCGGGTTGCCTCACGCAACCTGTTTTCGCCGGCGTCGACCCGGCTTGTCCTCGACCGACCATTCGCCACGGGTCATTCCATGAGCCGACCGGGAGGAACAACTGTGAGGTTGGCGCCTTGCAGTGGGCGCTTGTGCTCGGATGCCTCACGCACCCCGACCCGAACTAGCCGGGTACAAGAAAACCCCCCAAGTGCGCTTCGTTGAGAGGCGTGGGAGGTATGGATTTCGGACACAATAATCCGAAGCACCTTCAGGATAGCAGACTTCAGCCCATTTGGGCTACGGCCTCCTGAAGCGTGTCGATATCAATTTCGACTCCGATAGAGCGCCCAAGATCCTGAAGGCCCTTGACGCCGATCCACACCGCGGCGCATTCCCGGTTGCGGCATTCGGCGGTGAACTCGTGCCCGACCCGGAAGGTGATGATGAGGTTGTCGGTTGATTCGCCCTCACCGTTGGTCACTTTCCCTTCCCCGCACTTGGGGCATTCGGTTCGCCGCAGCGGGACGGTCTTTGGCGGTTCAATGAGGTCCCACACTTTCGCCGCCCACGTGTCTGGGTAGGAGGCGAGGTGTTCGAACGTGGTGTCGTCCATTGCGCCGGTGTTGTGCAGGGTGTTGAGGCGTTCCCAGAATCCGCGCAGATCCAACTTGAGTTCGCCGGCGCCCTGAACTCCCCATTCCTGCAGCCATGCCCGGGTGACGTCCTGAATGTGGATGAGCAGGTCGAGCGATTGGACGTCGAGGATGTTGCGCGTTGACGGCAGCCCTCCCCCGCTTCCGCCTTCCATTCCGGGTGCGAGCTGCCCGTTGAGCATGTCGACAAGGGGCGGGAAGTGTTGCTGTCTGTCGCGGTTGTCGACGGTTACGGTGAGGGTCCATGGTCCGATCAGTCGGGCCATCCCATCGGATAGTTCGGTCATGGGTTCTCGCTTTCGGTGGCGACGATCAGTCGTTTTAGTGGTTGTGGATGCCAGGCGGGCCCGTAGTCCGGACCGCTGTTGCCCCAGCCGTCGTCCCATGTTCCGTCCTCGCTGAGCCGCGCGGGCGTTTCGTCGGCGGTGAGATACCAGCCTGGTTCTGTCGGCAAGTCCACGCCATCGCACAAGCGGTCACGCTCCGCTTCTAGTTCTTTAAGTTCTCCCCTCATCTCCTCGAGCTTTCGTAGTATCACGGACCGCTTCAAGTCGATTGCGGATAGCTCATCCATAACGTCCCGGGTCATGGGTTCTCGCTTTCGTGTTCAAGTGTGTGTTCACGTGCACCGTCGATCTGTGGACCGACAAGGATGACCGGACACGACGGACAACGCCACAACGGCGGCAGCGCGTCGGACGGTTCGCCCTGCTCGCGGTCATTCTCGGCAGAGCCACGCGGAGTCGAAACCCCGTGATGGAACCCCTCCGCATAGCCTGCCTCGTAGTCGCAGGACGGCTCCACCCGCGGCCCAGCAATCCATCTGTCGAAGACCGCGGCCTTCTGTTCCTGCACTTCGACAGATGCGCCCACTGCCGTGTAGTGCACCCACGCCTCACGGAGCACCGCAACATCCAGCCGCTCACCATGTTCCGGGCAATCCACGTTCGGGCCGTCGCTTATCCCAGCGATTGCGGGCAAGCAAACGCACGCGCTCGCCCCCGGGGCCTCGTCTATGCAGCAGCAGAGCGAGCCACTCGGACACTTCACGTGAGCACAGCACCGGGCATCGGCGCTCGGCTCCGGTACCTCGGTTCGTGTGCGTTCGATGATGCTGTTGACGATCGCGCCCTGGTTTGCCATGAGTGCGTCGGCGGCTTCCTGCATGAGCCAGTTCGATCGTTCGCAACCGTTGCCGTCTCCCTTACGGAGTGCTGCGATCAGGTCAGAAAGGGGTCGGGCTTCCAAAGCCGTCACCTCCTGCGGGTGTTGTCCATGCGCCGGTCTGGGTGGATGCGCCCGGTGTCTGCCAGGGTTCGGGTGTGGGCGCCGGACGAGACTGACCCGTGTTCCGCAGCACCGTAACCCCGTCAACCCACACGAGCAGGTCGTAATACTTCTTGCCCTCGTGTTCACGCTCGACGGTCTCTTCACGGCCGAAGAACGCGATGCGGCCCTTCTCCTGGAACTGGGTCCAGTCGATGTTCTTGCCGCGGATGGTTCGGAAGGTGCGCCCGGTGGTGTCGTATCCGCCGGCGTCGTTCTTACGGGAGTGGGGTTCGCTTGTCTTGAGTCCCCATGGGCCGTCTGTGCCGACGAGTACCTTGTCGACGAACGCGGATCGGACCTGAATGTCAGCCATTAGCTGTTTCTCCTTGCTTCGATTACTCGGTCAATGCGGTCCGGGCGAAACCCAGACCAATGGTCACCGTCTGCCAGAACCACGGGCGCGCTGATGTGGTTGAGCGCCCGCAACAGCGGCAGGTGGTTCTCGGCGGGCAGTTCAATGAACTCCACGCCCTTCTCGGTCAGATATCGGTGTGTTGCTGTGCATTGCACACACGACGGATTCGTGAACACCACCACTTCGGACATCACCACTCCTGCACCGCGTGCCACGGGAACTGTCCCGCCCCGCCCCGCCTCAACTTCTCTGGCCACTCGCGCAACTCACGCGCTCCTCTCCATGCGACGAACTCGTACAATTCCTGATGTTCGGTGTCCTTTCGGATGCCGTAGCCGAACTCCGGCCACCCCAGCAGCGCAGACGATCCGCGGGGACGCACGTCGCGGATTCCGTTGACGCCAACAGCGTGACCGGCGTGAGCTTCGATCACCAGCGCAACCCCTCGGTCTCGAATCGAATCGAGGGCAGCTATCACAGGGGCAATGTCGTCGTCAGTGTTCATCCGCAGCGCCAGGCGATACAGCGGACCGATGAATACGACGTCCGGATCATGGCGGTCGATGAGCTGGTGAATGCCTCCGAGTTCGGCCGGATCTAGAAGGTTCAAGCGGCCCGACAGGCGCATGTGGATGCGTTGAGTCGGATCAGTCATGCCGCGCCGTTGCGCTTGCTCACTCATCCATCTCGCTGCTCGCATCCACTGCTTGCCCGTGTTCTCGGCATCCACAACTAGGGCGGTGATGGGGTCGATCTCATCGAACGTGAACGGGTGAACACCGGCGGCCGGCAGAATGAGCATCTGGCGGACCAGCGTCGTCTTGCCGAGGCCTTCGTGCCCGGTGAGAATGAGGCGGTCCTTGCGTTCCATGAGCCCGGGGATCACCCAGTCTGCGTCGTCGGGGATTTGCAACACCTCGGCCAGCGTTACGGTGTCAAAGGACGGTGATGCTTGCCGGGTGAGCCCGGACTTTACGTCCTCCCAAACCTGCGCCGGGTCTGTGCCGTGATCCCCCAGCTTCGCCAAACCGTCCTGCAGGACAGTACGGCCAGTTCGCCGCATCGCGTCTTGCTTCACGATCGACGCATACGAGGCGACGAGGGATGGCGCGGTTGCCATGTCTAGCCACCGCCAGGGCTCATCGGGGCCGATGCCGCGAATCCCCCACTCTCCGAAACGACCTTCGATCGTCAGGGCGTCATGTTTCTCCCCTGCCGTGATTGCAGTTCCAAGACGATCGAACAGGACCCCGAGTCGCGAGTCGGCGAAGTCGTCGCCGCGGATGATGAGCGCCGCTTCCCGGAACACGCGGTTCTCGCGAAGCACACAGCCAAGAACGGCTTGCTCTGCGTTCATCTGTACATCCACTCTTCGTTCGACGGGATCTTGACCTGCGGCTTCGGAGGCCGCTTGCCTGCATCACGTTCCGCGAACTCCTGCTGCTTCCGCATGCCGTTCTTCCACGTTCTCCCCCAGTCGAGCTTCACGCCCTTCTGGCCCGGGATTGCCGCCCAGTAGTCGACGAACTCGATGGTCTTCCTATCGATGTCGACCAGCGGCACTTCCTCCTTCGCCCATGCGCGCATGTCGTCGCTGATGTCGAAGGGTTCTGGGACGCGTGAACCGCGCGAAGCGCCTTCTACTTCTTTAGAAGTAGGGGTCGGGTCGGGTCGGGTCGGGTCGGGGTTACGAACGTTTTCCGAACCGTTCGGACCTGTTCGCCCGAACGGTTCCTGTTCTTCCGCGTCTTTCTGCGGTTTCCCTTGCTTACGTCGCGCTCGCAACTCCCGCATGCGCTCCCTACTCGCGGCCCGCTCAGCGTCTACGTCTTCCTTACGTGGCTGGTACGCGTGCCAGTTGTAGAACTCGTATCCGTCAGACGTACGGCCCCAAAGACCCGCGTCGATGAGAGCCGCCGGCGCTGCGGGCGGTGTTCCCCACTGCTCAAGCATGTATGCCGGGACGTGACCGTCAGTGAGTTGATCGGCGCACCATGAGCCGGCAAGGGTCCAAACTCCGATAGCAGCGAACCGGTGGCGCCTGGGGATGGACAAGAACTTCTTGGACGAATGCAACCCGTCGTCGACTTTGAACCATGCCAAGTCAGTCGCCCCCTTCGATGAGCCGGACAACAAGTGCCGGATCGAAGCCCGTGATATAGACGATCTTCCCGAAAGGCACCTTGTAGTTATAAGCGAGCCGAACGTACATTCCAGCGTGCCGGTCGTCGACAGTCAGCATTGAAAGGTAGGACTCCGCGACGATTGTTCTGCCATCCATTACGATCTCCCTTCCGTAATCCAGAATCGCGAGATTGGCGACTTCGCACCCGTTAGGCTGTGGATAGCCCTGTGCAAATCCAAGATCACTCCTTCTCGCGGCTGTTTGGGCAGTTCGGGTTGCCTACCGTGAACGGGTTGCGACACTTCCCGCAGACGTGCTCCGGTGCTTCCCTGGGGTACGTGGTCGGGATCGCGCCCGGTGCTGTCAGGTAACTCATGCGGCGCTCCTTCTCCTGATTGCTTGCAACGACTTCGCGGTGTACCCACCCCACACGCCGTCGCGTTGCCGTGTGCGTAGTGCGTACTCGAGGCACTGTTCGCGTACGGGGCATGCGGTCTTGCAGATGCGTTTGGCGTGGTTGGCGGTTGCTTCGTCTTTGGGTTCGGGGAACCATGCGTCGCCACCGATCTGGGCGCATGCGGCGTCCTGGATCCACGTTTCCGGGGTCAGGTTGTCCTCCGTATACACACGGATCGTCATGCTGTCACTCCGATGTGTTCGATGAGTTGTTCGCCGATCCAGCGCGTGAACGCTGGTGGGATGGCTTCTTTCAGGTCGATCCAGGGCATCCAGTCGATCCCCATTGCGCGCTGCCCTTGCTTGAGCGAGGTTGCTTTGGCGCCACGGCGCGTACCATCCGGCCGAAAGAACTCACGGCTGTCCGGGTGATCGCCGTACACGCCCACCGGTGTCCCTTGTGCGACGTGCTGACACGCGGGCCTATTCAGGAGCGGCGCACTGACCTCGAAGTGCCTGTGCCGGCGGACCCCCAACCGCTCCCCTTTGTCGAAGAAGGAGGACCCGCACAGCATGACGGGATCGATGAGTGGTGCACCGGGCACGTTCTCGATGACATAAGGAAGCCCGATCGTGTCGAGCAGCGGTCGGGCGGGTGTGATGAGGTCTGGATGACGATCCGGGTCTTTCGTGCCGGTCGCCCAGCGCTGACATGGCGGCGAGATGTGGATCGCGTCGATGGGTTGACCGTCGAAGGTCAAGTTGTTCGCTGCTACCTGCTCGAGCGCTTTGATCGCGTCCATCATGTAGAAGTCGCCGAACGGGAAGTCGTGGTGTTCGATGTCGACGCCGATGACGTTGAACCCGGAATCTGCGTATCCTTTGGCGGCTCCACCAGCGCCGCAGCAGATGTCGAGGAGAGTTCGCATGTCTTGTGTCCTTGTCTGATGCATTCCGTGCGGATCGCGGAGATGCGTTTGCGTCTTGATTCGGCGGTTCTGGTCCATGAAGGGACGGTGTTGTGGCCGTTCGCGATGATCTGGAACTGGATGCCTAGTTGGTCGGGTCCGAGGCGATCGATGATCGCGAGAATGTCCTTCTTGCAGGCGGCGCATGTTCCAGCGGTTGGCCCTGACATCATGCGGTGACCTCGAGTTCGAGTCGCGCCTTGCCGCCGGGTTCGTGGCGGATGAGTGGTGCGCGTTTGTCCATGTAGGCAGGGATGTCGTCTGGGACGATGCCGGCGTCTACGAGGCCGTCGCACATGGCTTTGAAGGTGGGGTAGATGTTGTCGGAGTCGCGGCGTCGTTTGTCTGTGACGACCCATGTGAGCTGCACGGTGACGTGCTCGAAAGGGTCCATGAATGCACGACGCGCCGTTCCTTCGACCGTCTCGCGGATGGTGCGTGTGAGCTTTGCTTTCTGCGCCCAGTGGAGGCGTTGGTTTGCGTTGAGTGGCGGCCTGGGCCAGTCGAATGTGAGCACCGTCATGTTGTCTCCTGGGGTGCGGTGAGGGCGCGCATCCGTGGTCGGTTGCGCGCCCTCGTTTCGTATTGATTTTGTTTACTTCTCGAGTTCTGCCCGTCGCGTCTCGATTGCGTCTTTCACCTGGTTGTGGATGCCGATGCGTGTTGCGTGTGCGGCGATCTCGTCGAGTTTCTGGGTGGTGGTTGCCTGGTTGATGGCGGCGTGTGCAGCATCAACCTTTGACCTGTCCACGGGGGCATCGGTGAGGGGTTGGATCATGACCTTCTTGGTTTTGCCGCGGGTGATGACGTGTTTCGCTTCGAACGCCTTGTCGATGTGTGACATGGCCCGAATGCGAATGCCACCGACTGGTTGCCCCGCCCAGAGCACTTCGGGGTCGTTGAAGAGGGTGATGCGTCGCCCGACCCACACGGTGCTGTCGGTCCCCCACGCCTGCACGATGTCCCGGAGTGCAGTCTTGGATGGCTTCCAGGGGCGCGCTGGGCCGTATGTGTCGGTGATGATGTGTACGGGTTGATCTGCTGAGCCTGGTTTGACGTCAACGATGGTGACCGTGACATCGCGGCCCACAAGGTCGATCGCGTTGAGCTGATCGGACTTCGCGACTATCGCGTCACTGACATCCACGGCTACTCCTCATCCGCCGATGGTGCGGTGTCGGCGGTGACAACTTCAAATGCTCCGACCCTTCGCCTAAGCACTTCCCCACCCTCCGCAATGAACTGCGCCACGTAACCGGGGGCGATCGTCCCCGCCGAGACCCGAGCGCGTCCATCCGGAGACAGGAATCCGGGCACGTACTCCCAGTCACGCGCGTCGAGCACTCGCGTGATCTCGAGCTTTAGATCGGTTCGCCCTGTGCAGTAGTTGATGCCGTCGAACTGATTGCGTTCGCTGTGCGGCCCATGCGCCAACTGGTTGTTACACCACAGGGGCGACGGGTCGGTTCGTTCGGCAAGCTCCGCTTCGATTGCGTCTTCGATGTAATCGCTCATGAGAATGTGATCTCCTCGATGCTTGCCCGCCGTTCGGTCATGGGTAGGCCGTGCGTGGCGGTGGTGAAGTTGTTGACGATGTTGGTGACGTTGATTTCGAACGTCTCGGCGGCGGCGTGGATGGCGTCGATCCATCGCTGTTCGGGGTGGACGCGTTTGACCCAGAGTGGGAGGCCGGCGCTGTAGGAGATGTAGTCGCAGTATTCGCGGCCACTGACGAGCATCCCGGCTTGGACCTGGGCGACGTTCTCGAGTGGCGGCAACCCCTTCAACACGGTCTTGAGGTGTTCCTTGGGGCGTCGCGACTTGATCTCAATGAGCCCGTCTTCACCAACCAAGCCATCGGGCGAATAACCGATGCGGTATGAACCGAAGTCGCGGACCATGAACCCGACCTGTTCGACCGGTGCGAAGTGCTCGGCGTAGATGTCACGGGCGAACGGTTCGTCGTCTGTCCCCCGTTGCATGTCCGCGGTCGGGTACACGTAGTCGACGTGTCCGGTGATGCGTTCGGCGGCGAGTTGGAGGGTGAGGCCGCGTGAGGTTTCGTTGTCCGCGACTTTGAGGGTGGTGGGGGTGATGAGTTTGCCGAGGGTGGATGCGGTGAGTAGACCACATCTCGCAGCCAGCCATGATTCGGAGCCCTGTTCGAGCTCGGCATACGTCGTGAGCGTCATGCGAATGCTCCTGCTACCCACGCCCAGAACAGAACGATTAGGGCGGATCCGGCGAGGATGCCGAGGACGATGGCGATGATCTCCAAAGCCTCCTTGATGCCCTGCGCGATTGCGATGAGGATGCCGAGGATCAGGAGCATCGTGGCCACGGATCCGCCCGCGATGATTACTTCATTCATGGTGTTTACAGTCCTTTGAAGGCGTTGAAGAGCAGCTTGAGTGCCATTTCGCCGGGTGATCTGAGTTGGTCGCCGGCGTCGCACGTGCAGAGGTCTTCGAGGTCGGGGTCGCGCGAGTAGAGGTAGTGTCCGGTGTCTTTGCAGACGGGACAGTTCATGGCTTCCAGCCGCCCTCGTCTCGCAGGGTGACTTCGACGAGGATCTTCTCTGCCCGCGCCACGGCTTCTTGCGCGAGGCGGATGCGAGCGGGACTGAGGGATCTTTCTGCGGTTGCCAGGTCGAGGAGGCGCTGGCTGAGCGTTTCGCGGGCTCGATCGATGTTCATGTGAGGGATTCCGTTCTGATGCGGTGGATGAATGCCGCGTGGTCCCATGCGAGCCGCCACGTTTCGTGGGGGATGGTGTTGAGTCCGGTGTCGAGCCACCAGATGTGGTCGGTTTGCCAGATGTGCATGCGGAAGGGAACCGCAGACGCTCAGTGATCTTCCGCGCCCAGTTCAAGTCGCGCTGTACAAGTTCAGACATGTGCACCTCTCATGTAGTTGGGTTGCAGGCGCGGGAAACCTCTTTGCATTCACGCCTGCAACCACGTGGGTGCCGGGGACTCGAACCCCGGTGTATGCCCTCCACCCGCCACGCCTTCAACGACCTATGCCCGCGGGTCAACAGCCGCACCATCAACGCCAGAAGCGTCTTCAACGACCTATACGCGGGAGTCAACAACCGCTCCATCAGCGTCAAACTCCACACCCAACAGGCCCGCACTCATCCCGGAGCCCCGTAGTCGGTGTTCTGTGAAGCGTCGTCTTCCTCAACCGGGCCCCGAGCGGGCATCGGCTTACGGTGTATCTCCTGCCCCGAAGGGGTTCCGGAAGACGACTATGTGTTGTTGTGGTGCCCCTGTTTTTGGGTGCACTCGTCCGCCCCTCCCCGCGACAGGGAGGTGCGGGAACCGGTTGTCGGTGGTTAGCCGGCGCCTCAGTGGGGCGCTTTGTTGGGCCTTTCGCGAAGCCACCGCTCAAGCTCGTCATGAAGAATCACGGGCTTGGAGTCGATGAATGATGGGACAAGCTCGCCCCGTGCGATGTGTTCCCGCAGCTTCGTAACCCCGATCCGGGCAACGCCAGCCGCCTCCGGGATGGTGTACGCAACCTGCTTCTGCTGCATCAACAGATCGCGAATCTCGCGCAGGAGCTTCACAACGCTCTTCATGACACTCCCTCGAACAGGACCTCCGGCCGAACGCCAAAAAGGCCGCTCAGGTTGCACACGTCCACGAACGTCAGTTCTTCAGAACCTTCGATCTTGGACCGAGCAACCTGAGCGGCCTCGGATACAGCTTCAACGGCGAAACCAGAGTCGGCAGCCATCACGCGCACGTTGGCGGCGATGGTCTGGGCGGGGCTTCTTCTTTCCATATGGACAAGGTAACACCCGTACGGAGAGAAGGCAAGCGAAAAGTGTCCATACGGGCTGAAAAGTTCTCGCACGGCGCATATGCTGGACGGATGGATACCAAAGACTCGATCTTGAACCGGGCCATGGGCGCTCAGATCGCCGCAGAGAAGGCCGCTTTGCGGCCCAAGAAGTCGGTGCGAGAGCTGATCGTTGAGACGGGCCTCAGCGAGTCGACGATCAATCGAATTCTCAGCGAGGCCCCTAGGGATATCCATGTCACCGCGATCGCCAGGTTCGCGAGGGTGTTCGGAATAACTCCGCAGGAGCTTGTTCGGCGAGCCGTTGAGCGGGCGGAGGGCTTTGGAGGGTGGTGGTCCGACGGGCCGACTCTCAACCCCGAAGCGCCAGTGTCCCCACCCGTCGCTAGCATCGCCGATCAACGACAGAAGAAGAACCCGGCTGAGATGACCGACGACGAACTGGAAGCGATCCAGAAGAAGGCAGCAATCAATGACGAGCACATGGACCAGGACGAGTCAGACCTTCCCTAGGGGCCGTGCGTACGACCCATGGGAGCACGCCGCCTCGCTAGGCCTCGAAGTCGTAACGAGACCGCTCCGGACCGGGCATGAGCTGTGGCTGCCTGAGTACAACACGCTTATCGTGAACTCGCGAATTCGTGCCGTCCATCAACGTTCTGCCCTTGCGCATGGCGTGGGACACGCAGCCCATGGCCATGAAGACGATCGCCCAAAGCACGAAAAACAAGCCGACAAGTTCGCCGCGCAGAATCTGATCGATCCCGACGAACTTGCCGACTTGTACAAGTGGTGCCCTGATGAACAACGGGTTATCCACGAGCTTGGTGTTACGACCCGCCTGTTTCGAGCATACGTGCTGGCCCATCCGCCGGCGGCGTGACGAGCTCACCGAAGCTGCTCATAGCGATGCGCAGGCGGTCGATGTTGCCGCGAGTCTTGTACGCACGGGTCATCGTGCGCGTCGAGTGCCCGACGATCTCAATCATCAGGTCCTCGGGGACGCCGGCCTCGTAGAGCATGTCCACGGCGGTATGGCGCAAGTCGTGCAACCGAACGTTGCGCCCGGGAAAGATGTCCTCCACGAATCGGTTCCAGGCTTTGGTGTCGCGGTCTGGGTCCCTGGGCCGTCCGTGTTCGGTGAACACGAGGCCCCAAGGGTTCTCGGGTTCTGATTCGAGGTGTTCCAGGAGATAGGTTCGCAGTGGCTCGACGAGGGGGATGATGCGCCATCCCGCCTTCGACTTCGGCCGCGTCCAGTACAGGCCTCCGCGAATGTGGCGGTACTCGAAGTCTGCCGGGGCCACTAGGTTGCCGTCCCTGGCGCCAGGGAGACGCTGCAACTGCCATGACAGGTCGAGGACGTCGCCAACACGGTCACGTTCAAGGCCGATAACCTCGCCGCGCCGCGCACCCGTAAGGACGCTCACGATCCAACGGGTTCCACCTGGAGTCGCCCTAGCGCGGGCGATGAACTCTCGAACCTCGTCCTTCGTTAGCACGTCGAGCGACGTAACCGCTCGACGCGGCGCCTCAACAAGTTTGGCCGGGTTACGGAACAAGCGCCCCTCGCGGACAGCAACCTCAAACGATGCCGACATGATCCGATGGGCGTTGAGGGCGTACGTGGAGGAACCGTTAGCGTTCAGCGCAGACGCGTGAACCCTCCGAATGGTCGCGGCGGTGATCTTGTCTAGCTTGGTCCCGGGACGCAGGCCCGGGACGATGTGCGCCTTGACCACCGACTTGTACCCATTCAGTGTTGCTGGCCGCACCCTCTTAGCGGCGACCTGTTCAAGCCAGTAGGTGAACCACTGCTCGACCGTCAACACATTCGTGTCAAGGTCCCCGCGATCCTCGAGCTCTCGACGCGCTTTGGCGAACTTCACCATGAGGTCCGGCTTTGACTTGGCGCGGATGTACTTGCGGCGGCGGGTCTTTCCGTCCTGAGAGGGCAGTTCCAGCACGGCGGTCCAAAGGCCCCGGCTGTCCTGGAAGACCGCCCCCTCGCCCTTACCGCGGCTAGGCGCACGTTGCGTGCGCTTCGAGTCTTCTGCCAT